AAACATTGGACTGGTGGCCAGGTGGTCGAGACTTGTTGACTTATATTACACAATATCAACAAGAAAATGAAATCGAGGTAGAAATTCTTTCATCTTCTGGTGGTCAAAAATACCACCAAGTAGTTGCCTATCAAAAAATTGAATGGTTGTCTGATAAAGGCATTCCATTTAAAGCGAATATTGTTTCTGGACGTAAAGCGAAAGCCGAATATGCCACACCAGAATCAGTATTGATTGATGATACACAAGATGTTATTCAAGCCTTCATTGGTGCGGGTGGCATTGGTGTACTTCACAGAGATATAGATAACACTTTGATGATGTTGGATAAACTTCTGAACAGGTGACCTATATAAGTCTATATTATGATAATGTGGACAAAAATATACAAAGTAATACAATTTATACAAGGAAATACATATGAGTACATTCGAAAATTTACAACGCAATCGTGGCAAGTTCGACAAATTGTCAAAGGCGATTGAAGCAACCGGCACTCCAGCAGAAGCCGGTTCTAAAGATGACACCAGATTCTGGCAACCAGAAGTTGATAAAGCTGGTAACGGCATGGCGATAATTCGTTTCTTGCCAAGTCCGGCAGTCGATGGTGATGATGCTCTGCCATGGGTTCGGGTGTTTACACACGGATTTCAAGGACCTGGAGGTTGGTTCATCGATAACTGTTTGACTACTTTGAACGATAAGTGTCCAGTGTGTGAACACAACAGCACACTTTGGAATTCTGGTATCGAAGCCAACAAAGAAGTTGCTCGTAAACAAAAGCGCAAGTTGACTTACATGACAAATATTTTGGTCGTTTCTGACCCAAGTAATCCGTCAAACGAAGGACAAGTTCGCTTGTTCAAATTCGGTAAGAAAATTTTCGACAAGATTAACGAAGCAATGAATCCTGAATTTGCCGATGAAACACCAATCAACCCATTTGATTTATGGGAAGGTGCTAACTTCAAGTTGAAGATTCGCAATGTTGAAGGTTATCGTAATTATGACAAATCAGAATTTGCTAGCAAGTCTGTCTTGTCTGAAAATGATACTGAGTTGGAAACAATTTGGAAGAAAGAATATTCTCTCAAGGAATTTACTGAACCAAAGTTGTTCAAACCTTACAACCAGTTGAAGGCTCGTTTGGATAAAGTATTGGGCTTTGAAGGCATTGCACCTTCAAGCACTGCTGAGTCTATTGACCTCTCTCCGCCAGCAGCTAAGTTTTCACCTCGTCAATCAGCACCAGTTGACACTGGTGGAGATGATGATTTGGAATACTTCAAGTCTCTCGCTGAAGAATAAACTTTTCTCTCTCTGAGAACCGTTTGACCCCGCCTAGTGCGGGGTTTTTTACGCTCCCATTCTGCCAGGATTTAAAATGTTCGCACTCCAAATATCCGTCCAAGGATCAAAGTTGTGTGCTGATGCAACCGCAGTTGCTGGCGCAGATTGTGTTTGGGGTGCAGCCGATTGTTGATTGATGACAACTGGTGCTGATTGTTGTTGTGTTAATAGTGCCATCTTCATATCTGAAGCCGCCGTAGAACCAGAGGCTAATGCTGTGCCAGTAGTTGGTGGTGGCAGAGAGAACATTGCCAGTTCTTCATTTCTTCTCGTTATTAGGCCTGGCAACGCCTTGCCGCTGGCTTGATTATATTCTGGAATCTTTGCTGCAATTTCCTGATTACTTCTTTTTCCGTCAGCAGTGACTTGCCTTAGGGCTGCTGGTCCTAAATTATAAACAAATGAAGTTAATGCATCTATTTGTTTTTGGTTCCAATCATAACCTTTATTTTTGCCGTAAGAGACCACATCTTTTTGTGCTTTTTCCAAATATTTACGTAGACGCGCATCGGCCTCAGCTTCAGTTATTACTTCATCCTCGCTGTTGGCTTTTGTGCCGTATCCAATACTTATTTGTTTATGGTCTTTAAAGGCTCTGGCAGAAAATTTTTCTTTCTTTTTTATGAAGTTAACCAACTCCTCACTGACTCCACCTTCACCTGGAGAAACTTTTGTTGGAGATGCACTATCATCCGTGCGCTGACCTCGCCAGGCACCTGCTGGAGCTGGTGTAGGAGAAGTAGGTTTTAGACCAAGTCTTTTTGATTCCACAGCAGCATACGAACCATCATTCATGGATTGTGATGCTTCTGTTTCGAGTTTGAGTTGCATTTCTTCTGCAACGCGGGATTGTTTTATTTCAATAGCATTTTTGCCTTGTGCTTGAGCTGATGCTATGGCTTCCGATAACTCTTTTTTAGTTTTAATTTCACCTCTTGTGTAAGCGGAAACATCTGCATCGGTTCTGTCTTTGTCAAGTAAAGATTTCAATCCCTCATCTATCAGTAAAGTTCTAGCGGCTAATTTTGATGAGTTACTTCCACGGTCTTGCGCCACTCTGAGATTCTTCTTTTCTTCCGTATTAGCTTCTAAATTTCCCTTATCTATAAGATCCATCAACCATTTTGCGCCAACTAATCCAGCTGCAAGGCCTATGAACAAAGGATTTGTTATTATTGGTAACAACAAACGAAATACACTACCTAATCCTTTCATAACATCTAAACCAATTCCAAATATTTTTCCTATGTTTTCAGCAGAAAAAATGCTCGAAAGAAGACTTGGTATTGAACCTAATGCTCCGGTTACCGCAGCTGCGATTGTTGATCCTATTGTTCCTATTGTTCCTGCTATTCCCAACAATGTACCCATTATTCCTTTATTTCCTCCACCTCCCGATTCGCCTGGTTTGTTTACTGGAGTTGGTGAGGTTTTTGTTTTCTCTTTTCCAAATTGACTTTCATATGCTTTTTCTCTTGCAGCTGAATCTTTAAAGAACATATCTGAACCACGTGATGCTTTTCCGCCACCCATAGTTACCAACTTCATAATGTTTTGGCGCATGACATTCATGTCTCTGGCCATTGCATTACTGTTCATTGTATTTTTTGCAATGATGGAGAGTTGTGCTTCTTGATTCTGTGATGATGTTAATAGAGAATTTAATACCTCAGATTTTATTTCTCCATTAAATGTTCCAGATTCTGATAATTTTTTACCTGGTGTTCTATCTAATGACTGATATCCTTTTCCGAAAATTTTTCTTCCAGTAGCAGCCAACATTCCGCTTCCGCCGAAGAGCATATTTCTAGGATCCAATCTTTCTTTGGTTCTTTTGAATGCTGCAGAGCCAAGAGAGTTTAATATCCCTTTTGATTTTAATTCTTGTTTATAAACATCGGTGAAAGTTGCCATTTTTTATTTTTTTCTACTGTTAATCTGTTGCTTAGTCTTTTCATTTTCATCTTCTATAAACCTCAAAAGCATAGAGACATACATCGTTTTTTCCCAAGGCACCATCTTTTCCAAATCACTTAAACTATATTTGTGGTGTTGCATCAACGCAAAATTGGTTTGATAATGATTGTTTAAGTTATCGTGCCTAAACATTATACGAAAAAACTTTGTAATCCCTCCAACACCATCTCTTCCTGATACCCGCATTTTCCACATTTGAAATCGAGCGTCTTCTTCATTTTAGGAATGTTGTCGAAAAAATCTTGTATTTTTTGAAATTGGTCTCTGGTTAAACTATCTACGAAATCTAGTAATTCTTTTTCTTCAACATCTTTGGAGTAATAAATCGATTCTTCATCGTAAATATAATCTATGCTACTTGAAACTAATTTACCTAAAACTTCAGATTCTTTAAGATTTCTTATTTTTTCCATAATCTTAAAGTCTGGATATTTCATAACAACACCAAGTTTTTGTGTTAACTGTATTTTACAAGAATGATTTTCAACTTGTTCAGGATAAATTTCCAAAGCATTAAAACTTAATTTAATAACATGATTGCAAGGCTTGTCAAGTCCTTCTTCATCTTTAACTTCATTATTGCACTTGTATTCCAAATCTATTATTTCACCTACAGACCTTGCTCTTAATTGTAAGAACATATATTCCAAGTCTAGTATAGGCAAATCATCGACATTAATATCGTCTAAACAACAGTTATTAACAATTTGTTTGATTGCTAATAAAACGGATTCCTCTTCTTCAGATTCCATAGCCATCAACAATATTTTTTCCTCTTTCACCAAAAAAGGTCTGAATTTTATCTTCTGTTTAGATAAAGGTAAAGTTATTTCATATAGCGGTGTATCAATCTTAGGTAACATTATATCTCCATTTTAAATTAAAATCTATTTCCAAAAATTGAGGATGCTGCGAATGAACCAAATATGGATGCAGCTGCCTCTTTCAAATTATAATTGCCTTCGTAAATTGTTCTATATTTCTGGAAAGCAAATTGAACACCGAGTCTGTGGAAATTATCGTCAGACCAAGATAGTGGTTGAGATGCTACTCCAACAGGAAAAGCATCAAGCAATTCTACGGCATAAATTTGTTTGATAAAATCATCATACTGAATAATTTTAATGTTTGTTAAGTAACGAGACTCTTGGTCTTTTGCAAATCTTAAATTGTTTGTATCTGTTGGCATAATAGATTCGATCCAACGATCAAACAATTTTCTTTCATAGAAGTCATTGGTGCATAAAAAAGAAAGTGTGGTTTCCGTATATTGTGTTTGATAAGGAACTTTGTATGTTGGTCCATAAACCTTCACTTCTGTTGTGGCCAAAGTTTTACCTGGAAGTTCAGCTGATTCACATTGCAGTGACAAATACCGTGTGATTGATGGATTAGAAGACTGAGAATAACCTGTTGGTGGTTGTCCACCAAATGATGTGGATAATATTTCCGAAACATCAGTTACAATTGTGTTTGGTAGGTTGATAATCTTTTCAAGTAGACCAGCTTCAATAAATTTACCAATGTACTCTGGTATCGGTAGAATTACCTGAAAACGATTTGGTCTAGCAAGACCATCCTTTGCCTTAATATTAGACAAAAATAAATTTGGAGCGAATGACATTAGAATTTCTTTCTTGAGTCGGAATATACTTTGTTCGTAGAAGCTCCAACAAAACTTTCCATTGGTAATAATGCAGCAATGTCCCACTCACCTGCTGAAATTTCCAGGAATCTTGACTGAACATGGTTAAACAAATACCTCTTAATGCAAGGTTGTGCCTCAAACAATTTGGATGCAGCCTTCAAGGTTTGATATGTTAGTCTCAACCTTGTTGTTGCGTCATACTTGTTATTACTTGCGTAATCGCTCAATTTATCTAAAAGAATGATGCGTTGCTTTGGGTGAATGTAATGTAGATTCAGCCCTAGAAAACCGTCTTGGTAACGTTCTATTGGTAAAACCAATGGGAACCTATCGTAGTATGGCAACGAATCCTTCGTTTTCGGATCATAAAAGTAAAAGTACATTTTTCCAATAATTGTGCCCTCTCTCAGTCTGGTCATGTCATTCATTAACGATTGTTTGGACGGTTTTAAATCCGAAACTTTCGAACGAAGCCAATCACGTGACTTTCGAGTGCGCGGTGTTAATCCCTCTTTTTGTAGGGATGCATTAATTCTATCTATTAAATAAGCCATGCCGTATTTATACTAGATGCCTAGTTCTTTTTCAGTTATGATTTGAAATTGCCACCCATGTTCTCGGCAAAATATATCGGCAGCTCGCCATTTTTCTTGATTTACCGCATAGGTTGCCGCCTCTTGGATAAACCTGTGGGTCTTGCGTTTTTGCACTGGCATCTTTGTTTGTGAATAAGGCTTAACCTCCCACAAATATGTCATCACCAGACCGTCTTTCCGCCTGACCTTGACGATGAAATCTGGAAAGTAACGATGTATTTTTTGGTCAATCGGACTTCTGTATGGAATGGGCAACTCCTCGGACCCCCACCAAATTACACCCGGATTGTCATCAAGGTATTTCATCACCATCTTTTCCCAACTTGAACGATAAATAATGTTGGTCGGGTCACCTTTATATTTCTGTGGGTTTTTAGGTTTGAATACACCTTTGTAGGTTTGTCTGGTCATGTGGTATAAATAATGAGTAATAACTTAGGGTATATATGGCACTATTCACACTTACAGACATACGATTCACTTCAGATAAAAGTCGATCAGCTAATAAAATAGTTGACAACAAATACAGGATTAACACGTTGCGTTATCCTATCGATTTGGGTGAAGTCGATAAGGGACACTATATGATACTGCATATAAATGAACAGAAACGTACTCAGTTTCCTGGCTCAACAACTGGTGATGAAACAACCGCAGTACAGAATAGACTTGGTTTAAATCGTTTTAATGGTGGCGCGTCAGATTTTGTTTCGGTGACTCAGGGTGCTATAACCGCTGCTTCACAATTGGACCTTTCGGTAGTTTCTGAGAACATACAGAAAAAATTTAATTTGTCGGCCGGTAGTCCAGAATTACAAAGACTGTTGCAAAAAACTCAAGACACATTCAGTGGAAGTTTTTCAGGTGCAGCAGAATTTATTGCAGATAATGCCGGAACTTATGCTAAAACCGGTCTCAGAACAACGAAACGTACAACAGATACAATTGCATTATACATGCCCGATACATTGGCGTTTTCTCAATCACAAAATTTTGCTGGACTTGAACTTGGTGGTGGACTAGCAGCAACCTTGGGTGCAGGGTTTTCTGGAATACAAAACATTGCTAATAGTGATGCGAGTAATACTGAAAAGGCAAATTACGCACTTAAAAATGCAACACCATTTGTTTTGAATGCTTTAGCTAACATGGCAGGACAAGCTGGACGTGCCGTATTTGCTGGGCTAACTGGAACAACTGTCAATCCAATGATGGAAGTTATATATTCGGCTCCTGAGTTTAGAACTTTTCGTTTCGATTTTATGTTTTATCCAAGAAGCCGAGTTGAAGCAAAAGAAGTGCAAAATATTATACACAGAATTAGGTTTCACCAAGCACCAGAAGTATTGGGTAACAGTTCTGCCGGCGGATTGGGTGGATATTTCTTGGTGCCACCATCAGAGTTCGATATTAAATTCTTTTATAATGGAGCAGAAAATCCAAATATACCACCAATTTCTACTTGTGTTTTACAAACAGTTGATGTGGATTATGCGCCAAGTGGTTTTGCTGCGTATGAAGTACTAGAAGACGGCGGCGCACCAAAAATAGGTTCAACTGGTATGCCAGTTGGTATTAGACTTGGTTTGGTATTTAAAGAAACTCAAATTATTACAAAATATGATGTGAACCGA